CTTTTATGTGGGGTATTTCTACCCCACCTCCAGTCGTCTATCCGAACTGTCTCCCACTTAAGGGACCTACAAATGTAGGAAAATTAACCACGAAATATCGTGGTTGCCAACGTATAGACTGACAACCTTCGATAGCCTTTAGTCCCTCGCACAACGCTTGGGTCTGTAGGGCTCTCCAAACCGCTTCTAGTGTAAACACTATAGGCTGGTAGGAGCCAATCACCAGGGAGGTGCCTTTGTAGGCGTCTTATTCCCGGTGCATAGGTATCAAAGTAGCCTCCACTATAACCCCTCCTCCTTGATCGACGCTTTTGGTAAAGCGAATAGGACCCAATTAAGTGTCCATCTCCATAGCCCGAAGGGCCGTAGAGACGATTAGGTGGGAAGGTCCACTCATGAATCACACGCGCGAGGTTAAACTCACAATTACGCATGGCCCAGTTGTGGAAGACGTAGAGATTTTGGTCGCTTATCCTTTCCTTAAGGTAAAACGGCCGAATGTCAATACCCCTGAACCAATCAGTACCGCAGGACTCCCTGAAAGGGCCGGCTACGTACGACTTCTCGGTGTTAACCTCGAAGCCATACCAGTCTAGCACCTCATAAAGGAGCGGCGTCGCGTTCGACGGCAATATTATGTCGTCGCCAAACACACTGACGTTTTCTACTTCGCAACCTTCGACCACGCAACAAGCCCAAGCCAAGCTGTAGAACAGCAACGACTCAAGTTCAAACGTGTAGCCGTTTCCCATGGAACTCCATTTTTCGAGTTCCATGATCCGGTTACGATGAATCACCGTACCTGTCCGATATCGACCTAAAAAGTCGACCCATTCAGGGGGCAAAAGCTCAAAAACAACCGAAAGTGAAACCGTATCCGAGGCATTACTCAAGTCAACTGTCGAAAGCATATCGCTTTCGGAGCCAACCCTTGCTAGCCTGCGGTTACGTTCCTGGTCCTTAAGGTCTAGGTTCGCTATGCGATGAAGACGGGTCTTTATATAATCGCCGATTCCTTTCTGGGCAAGCCCATTGAGGATAGGTTCGACGACGATAGGCCTCTTTGTCTTCACGCTTTTCGGGACGAATGTTAGCTTGCCATGGCCCACCTGAACCTCCACCAAATAACGCGTGACTTCGGGGTCCGTTAGATCTAACGGCTCGTAGTGCACGTGCATGGTGCTATGGTGTTCGGCAAGATTAGGGAACTCTGCTAGGAATTCACCTACGCATGGGAGCATATCTTCGCTGCACATCGGTCTTGCAGAAAGCTTCGCCTGCGCGTTAGCTACTGCACTTTTGACATTAGTCGTGGCCCCTGGCCCAAAGGAGAACTTAAGTACATCGAGCGACGGCACCTCACCTAGGATAGCACTAATTTTACGTGCGGCGTAGTGGGATACTACACTGACGCGTCCTTTCGGACGAGTGTTTTCCAGGCGAAGATTCGTTACCCGACATCGTCCTTCAGCATTCGTGAAGTTTGCCTCAGCGACCTGCTCCATATTGGCGCCGTACCCGAACCAGTCCTGTTCTTGTTTAGAGAACAAGGCTTGGATCTGTCGGGCGCCTCGTAGATCGTCTACTGAGAAATCCTTCATATAGTCGAAC